GAAATCATATTTATTCCTCCTAAAAGATAGACGGGGTTTCCCCCGCCCTTAATTACACCGCCACTAAGCTAGCCACTGTTTCAACTAAAAAGAGATTTGCGTTTGAATCTGTCGCATCCCAATTCGCATTTATCTCTAGACTAACTTCTCCCTCGCCTTTTGGTTTAGCTGCCAAGGAAAAGTCTTTTTTAGATAGTGCGTTATACAAAGTTACCTTTCGGTACTCGCCTTTAATAGTCTTGGCGAACATGGTGACGTTTTTAAGATAGGCAGTTCCGGGGATGATCCCAACATTGGCCGTCTCTGCTGTGATCGTACCCCCTACATCATCATACGTTGCCCACGGCATCGCAAGTGCTAATGTAGCCATAGACGTGTCAAGCGTAACTACCGAGAGGACGGCGTTAATATCCTCAACGACATGAGTTCCCATTGTTTCGCCTTTCATGCCATCAAATTCTATAGAGCGAATACTTGCTGTTGCAACAAACTCTCCACCTCCGCGCGTAGGGCCGAGCAACTTAACATCTGTCTCGCCGTAATTGGTGTAGATTATCCCGTAATCAATTTGGACGTTTTCGAGTTGTTCTTGCGTTAAGTCTGGCAATTAGATCACCCTTTCCTGTGTAGTTTGCCTGAGAAATTGTAGTTTCTACGTCTGATAACTTCATCTTCGTCGGTCAATGGGATCATGTTTTCAAGGAAAAAGGTTACTATTAACTCGCTGTTGGTTATCGTTTTCTTGTCCAGCGTTTTGACAATGGCCATAAGCGTTTCGAGCGCGGTTGTGTCAGTATTTTTGTCCCATCCATCTATAGATAAGGTACATAATTCAAAACCCTCACCGTCTGGGTAAAGCTGAAAGTCGAAAACTAAGTAAGGAAACACCGCTGTAGTAGGCGCCCGCTCAAAGTATACGCGGGGATGAATGGCGCGAAGGAATGCCGTCAGAGATGTTCTAATCGCTATCATTCTACGTCACCATCCTCACCATAAATCGCATCCCCGTTTTCATCGATAAGCCCCAGTGCTGTATTTTCCGATTCAATAGCACTAAGGTATTTACCTTGCACGCGCCTTATGTCGTCGATATTTTCCATAACCGTTTCCCGTAATACGCTACGCTTTGGTTGATTCAGTAACCCTAGCTCTTGATTTACCCCATACCAGGTGTCGTGTTTAAACCCAATTTGGAGATCAGCCTCTTGCTTCCTCACCCAGGACTGAGTGGATCTCGTTATTCTTTTCGACCGTTGCATATCAGGGAGCTTTCTTAATTTCTTAACCATTATTTTTCTGATAATCTTTGCCGTATCCCTTAACGCGGCTCTTTCGAGCTCCTTCAAAAGATACTTAGTTCGGTCAACATTGGATGTAAATTTTACACCATCACGATTGGTTCTCGTAACTGATTTTGGTACTGGCAAGGCGTATCACCTCGTTTACTTCCATACTTTCGTCATTAATTCAAGTTCTACGTTGAGTTCTTCCGGATTAATAACGGATAATATCTGATAAGTCTGCGAGCCAAATAACACGCGCATAGTTGATAATACGCCTGGTCTGTATCGCATCCTTATTCTCCCGCTCGTCTCTGAGCTCACTCGCTGTGCGGATAGATATTCTCTACCTGTCAACGGTTCCACAGAGGCCCATGCGGTTGCAAACTCAGTCCACGTTTGAACTATATCTCCCATGGGGTTCGTTCCCTCGGTTAAGTGTTGAATAACTACGCGATGTCTGAACTTCCCGATGTTCACACTACCACCACCACTTGGTTATATTTGATATTAATAATGATATCCCCCAGGGAAAACGCTAGTTTGTCAACTTTGCCAATGACTTCCCTATTTTCATACCAGTGAGCCATCAGAAGCTTTACAGCCAGTTTATAGAGATCGTTGGAGTAGTCTTTGATTACACCAGCGCCACCGATGTAATTTTCTGCAGCAATTTGAAGGCCGGCAATCGTTAAGTCCTCATCAGTTCCGTCCACCCGCAAGAAAAGTTTAATTTCTTCTATGTCCATGTTTATGCCTCCTTATGAGGAAGGGACCCGAAGGCCCCTATTAATTAAGCGATTGTGACTTCGAGATAAACCATTGCATCGGTATCGACCGATTGGATATCATCACGCACGATTGCGCGAATGTCTGTGCGATTCTTAACAAACGCTGTTCCTCCCACGTTCGTGGCGAGTAAGGACATTTGCTGACGGTCAAAAATCGTACAAAACTCCTTGAGATCCCCGATGAATACAGGCGCTTTGGTCAGGACAGTTGGAAGTTGCTTATTGGAAATCACAACAACACGCTTGCCATCAATAAGTTTTACGCTGGAATCGGAAACGCTAGGTTTGAGAATGTAGTTTCCGTCCAAGTCTTTAAGTGTATCAAGGTAGTTGAATCCATCCTGATTAGTAACAATGATCGCTCCAAGTGCCAGCATGGGATCAAGCGTGACATTCAACGCTTTCTTGATGTCGTCATAATCAACAAGCGCTGTTGCAACTAATGTCTTGAGCTTTGTGACGATCATAGCATTACGAGTAGCAATTGATTTCTTTAAGAGCCATTTTTCCAGATAANTCATAAGGTTTTGATCTGTATCGGACATCAAGTTATTTGGAACTGGCAAGATCCCGCCCTTGTCCGTAATTACATAAGCAACCGGCACGAACTGAGGAGAATCCGAAGCTGGAACATCAGCACCTTCAGCAAAGGAGGTGAAAGGAACTAGGTCTGCATATTTCTCTATAACGCGGCTGCCGCTTAATGTGCTGACAGGCTCGACGGTAATGTAATTCTCAAGGATAGGTAGATCACGCTTTAGCTCACGGATGCGAGTTTGGATATCCTGCGGAATGATAAGCCCGCCATCTTCTCCAGTGGACGAAGATAAGGCTGCGCGTGTTTCAAGTAACTTTGCTTCTACCTCAGTTACTTTCTTTCCCTTGAACGCTTTGAAGAAGGCTGCTTTGTATTGATCTTCCTCGCTAATTACGGCAACAACCGGAACAACAATGGGTGGAATTACCAATCGTTCCTGTGCTTCAATCTCAGCCTGAAGATCGGCTTTCTTTTGGAGATTGCGAACCTCAACCATGAGTGCATCCGCTTCGGTTACCTTGTTTTCAGCGAGCAATGCCTTAACTTCACCCTTTTTAGCGTTCAATGCCTCGAAAATAGCGCGTAATTCTTTAGTCATGTTTAATATTCCTCCTCTAATTTTAGAGCCCTAGCTCTATCTCGATCTTTTGCCTAGTCAATTCGTCCGGATCTGGCTCTGCTTTATTCTCGACGACAACGAATTTGGGAGTATTTTTGTACTTTGCCATAAACTCGAAGTCCTGAACGCTGGCAGCAATGGCTTTTTCTTCCTCAACCTTGTCACACAACCCAAGATCCATGCACTCCTGAGCCGTTAACCAAGTCTCTGCATCTAACAAAGCTGCCAGGTCTGGTTGTTTCATGCCAGACTTAGCTAAATATGTTTCCTCGATGCTTAGATCGATCTTATCCAGATCGTCTGCCATCTTCCGGAAGTCTTTTGCGTTGCCCATTGTTCCTGACCATGCGCGGTGGATCATCATCATTGCATTGGACGGCATATGGATCGTGTCGCCTGCCATGGCAATCACGGAGGCGATGGAAGCGGCTAAACCATCGACATACATATTCACTGTCGCCTTGTTTCTTTTCAGCATGGAATAGATGGCTTGCCCGGCGAAAACGTCACCACCTGGACTGTTAACATAGACATTTAATGCGCTTATGTCTCCAAGCGCGTCTAGTTCTGCCTTGAATCCCTTTGGTGTAATCTCGGTACCATCACTAAACCATCCTAGAGAATTGGCGATCTCTCCGTAGATGCTCAGTTCGCCTTCGTTGTTGGCCAATGCTTTGAATGCCCAGCACTTTTTAGCCTTCTTTTTCACTTTCTCACCTCCTTAAAATGGTCTAATTCATTTGGACGTCTAATGTGCGGATGACCAGGGTCAATCATATGGCTACTCCCAGAACACCCCAGCATGATACCCAGCACGATAAGGAGGACAACTAAAAAGAGAATATAAAAAATAATTGTCAGCACTTACTCATCCCCTAACTCATAAAAAATAACACCTATAAGGTGCTAGATGCAGGATCACCGCCTTTCTTATGGTGTGGGCGCTGTCTTTCCCGGTGTCTTACTTTTGGCCATCTGATATTCATCAACGAGCGATGCGCTGACGTGATTCAGGTCAACCCTGTACTTGTCTCCCTCTGCGCCGATTCCATCCATGTCCTCTTTTTCGCGAACTTCATTGATGTTGTATGCCCCAATGCCCGTCATAGTTTGATAATAGGTTGCTCTTGCTGCTGAATCTCCGCGTAATACGCTGTCCAGATCAAACTTAGCATAGCGCCCCATGTCGTTTGGAGTTTGCAGAAATAACTTGTGATTGAATTCCTCTTCCCATCCCACTAGACTAGGCTGGATACTGTCGCCAATGAAATCCATGTTCTGTTGCTCGATGTTGCTAAACGTCGCATTGCTTAACTCCCCGATTTTATGCGGAGGTACATCAAATATCTTGGCAATTTCACCAACATTAAACTTTTGCGTGGCGATGAACTCCGCGTCCGCAAGAGGCATGGCGATTGATTGATAAGTCATACCAGCATCCACGACGGCAACTCCACCGGCGTTATCAGCTCCACCATTTGCCTTCTGCCATTCATTCCTTAGCGCGTCTTTTGCCGTAGAACCAAGTGCAGCCGGGGTTGTGATGATCCCCTTCGTGCTGGTACCATTCTTATAAAACCCACCGATAAACTTTCCCGTTGCCTGCATTACTCCGAGTGTTTCTCTCGCCACCTGAATAGGGCTCTTACCGCTTATGCCGTCTAGAGATAGATACGGGAGCCTTATTATTTCGCTCTCCTGCAAGCGCATCGTCTGCCCTCGTAGCGTAGTAATGTAAGTGAATAATCCGGTTACTAAATCTTGATATGGTTGAGTGTTTTCTGGAGATAACAACCAAAGATTTTGTATCCCTCTTCTGTCGCTCTCGATGTAGACGTAAGCTGTGCCCCAAAGGTTTTGGTGTACTGAAATCGTTTGCTTAAAAACAAAAGGTGTCATAAATGGGTTTGGCCTTGTCTCAAGCAAGTAAGCAACCTTATGTGCTTTGTCTCGCTCCCTGCCTGACGCTGTGGTCTTGAAAACTTGTATGGGTAGCTTTGCTATGGCTTTGCTTTTGACATCAATACAAGCGTAAACTGTGGCGATGTTGAGCGAACTTGTTGCTGTGATCGTTTCACCGCTTGAAGTTGTTGTGCCACCTCCAAAGAGATCTAGTAACCACTGTGCCGGGTCGATGACTCCACTCACTACTTCGTTCTTTGCTCCGAATAACTTATTGAAAAACATTTAATCACCTCACTTTCTTGGCGGG